GTTGGGGTGGTGGTGGCGGTGTAGGTGGCGGTGGTCAATTTGCAGGTGGAGCTGGTGGTGGTGGATATGCTGCCGGATGGATTAATGTAACTCCAGGCGCTACTATAACTGGAACTGTTGGCGCTGGTGGTACTACTAGCGGCTCACCTGGTGGCGATGGTGGTTCAACCACATTTTCTACATTTACTGCTAATGGTGGTGCTGGTGGCGTATCAGGCTCTGGTGGAGCTGCTGGCGGTACTGCATCTGGTGGCACGATTAATATTTCAGGCGGAATTGGTGGATCGCAAGCTATTAATTCTTATGTATCTGCATTTGGTGCTGGTGGAGCAGCTGCTAGAGGAGGTTCTGGAGGTGTAGGAGTAAGTGCTAATATTGGTGGAATTCCTGGTGGTGGTGCAGGTGGATCAGGAAATGCTCAATCATTTTCAGGTGGCAGAGGTCAAATTAATGTTTGGTGGGTGTAATTATGTCAGACGTTAATCCTCAAGAATTTGGCGCATTGCAAGCAGATGTTAAGACATTAACGGCTGAGATTCACTTACTCCGCAAAGAAATGGCTGATGTAACAGCTATGCTTAATCAGGGCAAAGGTGGCATTTACATGATTGTATTTGCTGCCGGTGCTATGGGTTCCGTTATTACCATGAGCGTTAAAAAACTATTTGGTGGATAAATGGATCCCATAACTATCGGCGCAGCGGTTGCTATCGCTAAGACTGCTGTAGCCGGAGTTAAAGAGCTAATATCATTAGGTCACGAAATTCAAGATTGCTATCACGACATAGCAACATTCTTCGATAAGCAAACAGAAGTAGAGCTTGCTGTCATCGAGCAAAAGAAACAGAAGATACAGGCTGCTAAAGAAGGCAAGCCACAGCGTAGCGCTACCGCAGAGGCGTTAGAAGCTACCTTTGCACATAGAGAGATGATCCGGCTAGAAAAAGAGCTTAAAGAGGCTTTAATCTACGGCAGCCAGGAGTCAGGTCTATACGACGAGATGTGTCAGCGTCGAGATGCAATTATCCTAGAACGAAAACAAGAGATCGAAGATGCAGAGCGCGAGGAGCGTATGCGTCTGGCTGAAATTCGTCGCAAGAAAGAGCAAAAAATACAGAATATTCAGGAATGGTTAGCTGTAGTGCTAGGCGTTTCTATTAGTAGTTTCGTAATGTATGCAATATGGTGGATGTTTAAAAACGGGGGTAAAGACTAATGATGACTCTAATTACTACGCTAATCTCTTTCTTATCTGGTGGCCTACCAAAGTTACTGGATTTCTTCCAAGACAAACAAGACAAGAAGCATGAGTTAGCACTTGCTCAATTGCAAATGGCGCAGCAGCTAGAGATGGCTAACAAGGGCTTTGAGGCTCAAGCGCACATTGAAGATATTAAGACAGAGCAGATTGGTATCCAGACGCAAGCAGATGAACGTATAGCGTTGTATTCTCACGATATTGAGATAGGCAAAGGTGCTAGCCAATGGGTGATTAATGCTCGCGCTATGGTCAGGCCAACAATTACGTATGGACTATTCCTGCTACTCGTTGCCATTGATATTGCCGGTGTCTGGTACGCCTGGACGCAAGATGCTCCGTTTAAGGAGATGATGGCGCTAGTTTGGGATGACGACACGCAGACTATTTGGGCTTCTGTTATAAGTTTCTGGTTTGGTACACAGGCATTTAGCAAAAAATGAAAGTAAGCGACAAGGCACTTAAAACCATAATTCACCATGAGGGTGTTAGATATAAGCCATATCTTTGCCCTGCTGGTTTATGGACTGTCGGCGTTGGTCATGTTTTATATCCCAAACAGGGACTATTGCCAGTGGCAGAGAGAGGCTCTATAGGGCTGCGTATTGAGGACTTTAGACAGTTTACGAAGGATGAGGTAGATGCGATTCTTAAAGCAGACTTGCAGCGTTTTGAGCGAGGCGTACTACGTTATTGCCCTAATTCTCTTACTCAAGGGCAATTCGATGCTCTCGTCTCTTTTAGCTTTAATGTAGGATTGGGAACATTACAACGCAGCACATTGCGCCAAAAACACAACCGAGGCGACTTTGAGGGTGCTGGTAGTGAATTCATGAAATATACACGTGGCGGTGGTAAGGTTCTCAAGGGTTTAGTTAATCGTCGTAAAGATGAAAGATCAATGTATGGCTACTAAAAAAATACCTGCTGACTGTATGCCGATGTGCCAAAGCTGTTCATTTTTTGAACGTGAGAAAAATGAGGATGTTGGTATTTGCAGGCGGTTTCCACCTAAGACGATCTATCTAGGTGACGATGAGTTTGATAGCTTTTTTCCTATTACGTCTGTTACCGAATGGTGCGGTGAATTTAAAAGGCAGGTGTCATAATGACTTACCCAGTAACAGATGAGGAGTTTATAGCGACATGGAACTCATGCGGATCAGTCACTAAGGTAGCTGATATTCTAGGCATTAACCACAGATTGGTTAATCGCAAGCGTCGAGACATCGAAAAGCGGCAAGGTATCCAATTGCTTGCTACTGCTAAAAACAGCCCTGATTTCAATGTAACTTTGCCAGCTAACGGCGTTAGAGTTAATGTTGGATTGGAATCAGGCGTTGTTATCGTTGGCTCAGATGCTCACTACTGGCCTGGCATCATCTCTACGGCTCACAGGGCCTTTGTGGTGGCTGTTAAAGAGCTAAACCCTAAGATGGTCATTATGAATGGTGACGCGTTTGACGGGGCTAATATCTCTCGTCATCCACGAACAGGTTGGGAAGCCAGGCCTAGCGTTAAACAAGAGCTAGAGGCTTGCAGGGATCGTATCTGTGAGATTGAGAATGCTTCTGGTAATGCAAAACTTCACTGGACATGGGGCAATCACGACATCCGTTGGAATAGCCGACTATCCTCACAAGCTCCTGAATTTGAGGGTATCCACGGCATGAACTTGACGGATCACTTCCCGCGCTGGAAGTTTTCAACTTCGGTGATGATAAATGACCACACTCAGATCAAGCATCGCAACTATAACGGAGTTCATGCTGCTTATAACGCTGTTGTTAAGTCTGGCGTGTCTACAGTTAATGGTCATCTACACTCTCTTAAAGTCACCCCTTGGACTGATCTGACAGGTACTCGCTACGGTGTCGATACAGGCTCATTAGCCGATGTATGGGGCGCTCAATTCGAATATACAGAGGACGGTACTAGAAACCATCGAAGCGGCTTTGTAGTGCTGACATTCTACGAAGGCAAGTTACTGCCTCCGGAGATGTTAGAAGTCATTGATGAGGATAAAGGTCTTGTTTGTTTTCGAGGGCAGGTAATCGCGGTTTAATCCAGCTCGACGTCCAATCTGCTTTCACTGGTTGGAGTTTAGCCCTGCGTTTAGCTAGGAATAGGTCTTTCTTGTCTATATCTTGGTTAAGTCTATTACGTGCTATTTGCGCTCTTTCCTTTGAGGATAATGGCGCAGGTCTAGCTGCATCGTTATAGTTGCCAATGCAAAACACAGGCACATAGACTTCTTTTATCTCTTTCTGCTCTTTTATCCAGCTATCAATATAGACGAGCTTAATCTTGCGTAAATGCTTGATGTAGCCTTTCATCCACTTGTTTGAGATAAAGAATTGCTTTTCTATCTCCGTGTATGTTGATGGCGTTTCTAGGATTTTGAGCAACTTAGCCATTCTTACTTCAGATGGCTTCGTGTTGTATTTCATCTCATTCATCTTTGACGAATACTCCGTTTGAGTTTAAGAATCCTTTGCGGTCTTTAATCTCTGCATAAGCATCTTGCAAGCAGTGAACGATAGAGATGTCTTTAATGGCGCAGTAGATTATCAGTGTGACCAGCACATCGCCGACACCATCTCTAATTTGCAATGGATTGTTTTTAATTTCAGCATCACATAGCTCACCTAACTCACTAACTGTTTTCATTAGCTGGTTGGCTGCTTTACCGTTCTTAATAATCCCGCGAGCTTCTGCCCATCTAACAACATCTAACTCTAGTGATGTCCATGTCATTTACATATCCTTTTTTTTGCATCTCTAAAGTTAGACTCAAACATCCAGCCTACGCACTGTTTATCAATATCGGGTGATGTTACTGACGCTACACCTTCAGTAAATCCGCGATGATATTCGTGCTGCATCCTGTTTATTACACCTAAGCCAATGCCAGGTATAGACGCAACAACCACAATTAAGATCATTCCCCAACGCATAGCTGCCTAATCTTTTTAACATCAATGCCAAAGGTCTCATGTACTCGCAAGATGATCTCTGCTGACGGGACTATCTTCTTATTGCGAATCTTTGACAGCGTAGAGATACCGATCTTCATGTGCAAAGCAATAGCACGATCATTCTTGAAACCGTGGTTTTTAATTAAGTAATCAAGTAGTTCCATTTTTATCCTTTAACTAAACATCCATTTAGGTAATTTTCCTGCTTTATATTTTTTAGCTGCTGCCCTTCTTTGTGCATTTTCTTGCTGCTCAATTGTTATTCTTTTAAAACTTTCATGACTTTTCTCAGATAATTCTTTTCCATCTGTTTTTGCTCTTTGCTCCATACAAGGCCCATGTGCAAATTCATGCGGCCCTTTTCCTCTTGGTAATCCACAAACAGGACAAGCGTTATATATTGATTTATCTTTCATAATTCCTCCTAGTAGTGCAGGGTCACCAGTTCGAGAATACATGAAAGAGAATCTGGCCCCTGCTGCCGGTGTTACTCGCCACTACCGGCTAGGCGTGCAAACATCAAAAGGGTATCGAATCTAAACTATCATCCGTAAACTTTTCCTGCTTTACTGCTGGTTTTGCTTCCTTCAGCTTAAATGAGCAGCTCATAAACTTGCCAGACTTACCTTCTTTTAGCCAGGCTGATACATAAACTGGATTACCTGCTAAGTCTTTGCCGTCGCCTGAGTAGTCAGGATGTGTATCGCTTTGCTTTTGTTGATTCTTGAAAAGTGAGAAGCTGCCTGGTTTTGGATCGTATGCCATGATTTACCTTTATCGTGTGGTGAGTTTCTTAATTGCACTGCGTTGCTTGCTATCAAACAAAGACCAAAGAGCTGTTTTGCTGTCTGCATCTAAGCCTAATTCGTTAATGAAATCGACTGCTCCTTGTTCGTCATTCTTTG